AGCAACACATGTCCCGTAGCACATTCAAGCGAGACCAGACCATTTTAACCACATTCGACTCCGGCGAACTGATTCCGTTCTACGTTGATGAAGTACTTCCCAATGACACATTCCGAGTAAACACAAGCGCGATCATCCGAATGACTACACCGAAATACCCGGTAATGGATGACAGTTTTATTGACATCTATTACTTCTATGCGCCTAACCGCATCTTGTGGGAACACTGGAAGCAGTTCATGGGAGAAGTAGAAGGAACACCGTGGATGCCAGAAAGAGAATATAAAGTACCAACAATCACAATCCGACAGCCTACAAAAATCGCCCCTAATGCCGTTTATGCAGAACCCGTCGACGATGAAGATAACCCGAGAACGGGAAGCATATTGGACTACATGGGCGTACCGACGCACATCCTAGGCGAAAAAAACAGCACCAGTACTTTTGAAGTAAACGCGCTGCCAGTCAGAGCATACGTTATGATCTGGAATGAATTTTTCAGAGATCAGAACGTAGAAAATGAAGCAACCTGGATTAAAAGCGACACAAATGTAGACTACACAGACAGCAAATACTCATCCATGGACGACATTCTAACGAACGCAATCACCGGCGGTCGCTGTCTGCCTGTCAACAAATTCCACGACTATTTCACGAGCTGTCTGCCGTATCCTCAGCGAGGACCGGAGGTTAATATCCCAATGACGGGAAACGCAAACGTAATCTATGAGAATGAAGACGGCTCACTTGAAAATAACCAATATTGGATCGGCGCAAATAAACCTAATTTAAGCGGTGATGGAACACTTCAGACATGGTATGTAAATAGTTTGGACGGATGGAATCGAGTCAATTATCTAAACAAAGCAGGAACCGCTATCAGTGGACATCTAGCAACAGACCTCAGCAGTGTAAACGCGGTGACAATCAATGAGCTACGGCAGGCAATCGCAGTACAGCACTACTATGAAGCACTAGCACGCGGTGGCAGTCGGTACCGTGAACAAATTCGGGCAATCTGGGGTACCGAAATCAGCGATAAAACTGTACAGATTCCGGAATATCTGGGAGGCGGTCGCTACCATGTAAATATGAATCAGATTGTACAGACTAGTGCGGCGAACACAGAAACCAATACACCTATTGGCGAAACTGGTGCAATGTCAGTAACACCCATCAACGAAAGCAGTTTCACGAAGAGCTTCGAAGAACATGGATGGATCATCGGCGTAATGTGTGTACGTCATAATCGGAGCTATCAGCAGGGACTGGAACGCATGTGGAGCCGTAGAGACAGACTGGACTACTATGTGCCACAGTTTGCTAATCTGGGCGAACAGCCTGTTAAGAAGAAAGAGATCATGCTCACAGGTAATACGACTGACGAGGAAACATTTGGTTATCAAGAAGCATGGGCAGATTACCGCATGAAGCCGAACCGAATCAGCGGAAAAATGCGAAGCAATGCAGAAGGGACACTAGACTTCTGGCACTATGGAGACAACTATTCGACCGTGCCGACACTGTCACAGGAATGGATGAGCGAAGGCAAAACCGAAATTGCAAGAACGCTAATCGTACAGGATGAACCGCAATTCTTTGGCGGGATCCAAATCAGCAACAAAACAACGCGAGTAATGCCACTTTACAGCGTGCCGGGTCTCGACAAAATCTAAAAGAAAGGAGGAAGCCCCGGAAACGGGGCTATATTATTATGGCAATCACAGAAACGCTAGCGACAATTGGAGCAATCGCAAGCACCGTAGGAACCGTAGGAAGTGCAATCGGAAGCCTTGGGCAAGCGTTCGGCAACTGGGGACAAGAAGGAAGTTCGCAAAGCTCAGGTGGAAGTACACAGCAGGGCGGTGGATCAAGCAGAAGCGGGAGCACAAGCGGAACAAACGATAAACAAATCGAAGAATGGCTAAACAATGCGTACAATTACCAAAACACGGAAGGACAAAACCAAGTAAAAAACAACATGAGAGCAACACTAATGCAAATGGGATACAATACGCTTGGAGCACTCATGCAAGGCATATATAATCACATCGAAAATAGTGTGGCAATGAACTACAACAGTGCGGAAGCGCTAGCAAATCGAGAATGGCAGGAAAAAATGTCAAACACGAGCTATCAAAGAGCCGTAGAAGACATGAAAGCGGCCGGACTTAATCCAATTCTAGCATTCGCAAACGGCGGAGCAAGCACACCGGGCGGGAGCGCCGGCACAATCAGCGGTGCAAGTATGGGGCTAACATCGAGTAGTGCACTAGGAGTAAGTAGAGCAAGCGGATTTGTTCCAAATTCATACAGCGCACAAAGTTGGAGCGAATCAGACTGGTACAACGCGGCACAAAGCTGGAATAAAATGCAAAGTGAAACACACATGTCAGCAAAAGGACTATCCGAAGCACTAAGCGAAATCGGCAAAGACATCGGTGGAGCCGTAAAGGGTGGAATCAAAAAAGGCATGGAGACAACGCAAAAAGCGGCAAACTTATCAGGAAAAACGGGAATAAGCTTACCAACATCACTCGCCTTGAATGAAGGAATGAAAGCAGGAATCAAACTTAGGGGGAAATACGGAAAATGAGTTGTTACAAGCCTTTAATCAGGCTGTACAACCCGGAAAACAAAGAAATCAGCGGGCGGGTGTATACACTTGCCCGCTTTTCTGAATTATCCGGAAAACAGCTAAAATATGAAGATGTAATGTACAATCAAAGAGTAATGCTAATTCCGTGTGGGCAATGCATCGGATGCAGAATCAGACAGCGGGAAGATTGGACAACAAGAATAGAACTAGAAGCACGGAACTACACACCGGATGAAGTATGGTTTATCACTCTAACATACGATGATGAACACGTGCCGGGAATGATACTTAAAACAGGCGAAATAGTGCGAAAAGCGCAATACGTCTGGAATGGCTCTAGCAAAGCGCCTGACGCGGTTCAAATTCTACTGTATACAGACATTCAAAAATTCCTAAAACGCCTCAGGAAAGCCAGCAAGGGAAAATTACGTTATTTCTGTGCAGGAGAGTACGGAGAACAAACAGCAAGACCACACTATCACATGATCTTATATGGTTGGAAACCAACAGACCTAAAACATCTCTACAAAACCAGACACAACGGATATTTCACAAGTAAATGGATGTCTAATCTATGGGGCATGGGCAATATTCAAATTGCACAGGCAGTACCGGAAACATACAGGTATGTAGCGGGATATGTAACCAAAAAAATGTACGAGTTTAACGGTGAAAAAGCAAATGTATATTACGAATTGGGACAACCAAAGCCATTTGCATGCATGAGCCTAAAACCGGGGCTTGGAGATGAATACTACCAAAAACACAAAGAAGAAATCTGGAATAAAGGCTATATACAGTGTAGCAACGGAAAAAGAGCACAGATACCAAGATACTACGAAAAAATGATGGAACAGGAAAACCCACAAAGACTGTGGGAAATCAAACGCGAAAGGCAAAGAAAACTAATCGAAGAAAGCCGATTAAAATATGAAAACCATGATTACTGGAACGAACTAAAGACTAAAGAACGAGTAATTAAAAAATCATCAAAAAAACGTGGAATTCTCTAATCGGTGTCACCTAGCCCAGTACCTATCAAGTAAGTACTGGGCTTTTTTCTATATTTAGAGCGCACGCGCACACGCGCACGAAGCGCGCACGTGCGCGCGCGCGCAATATTTTTCTAACTTGTTGTAGTCGTAGTAGTAGTGTATGTGAAAAAGTTGAAAACCACTAAAAATGAACGTTAAAGCGTAAAATTCTAAAGAATTTTCATGTTGAAAGTTTTGTTAAAAACTTGTTGAAATGTTGAAAGTGTAGCAAATTGCACAAAAGCCTTTGTGCATATTTATGTTGAAAACTTGTTGAAATGTTGAAAGTGTTGAAAACTCGCCTGCGGCGGGCAACCTGTGCCGAACTCAAAATTTTTTTCGCATACGCAAAAAAAACCTTGACTTCGACGCAGGTAAACATTAAAATAGAAAGTGCAAGGAGCTTGGCTGGACAGCTCATTTCATCAGTGAAAGCGAAAACATTGACAATTGAAGAGGTGGTAAACATGGCAACACTCATTTATTGCATCAACAGAAGTTTCGGAAATGTAAGTGAACACTTCAACGCAAAAGAAATGGCCTCCAAAGACGGAAGCGACGAATTATTGGTGAGTACCGATCTAATCGCAATCCTGGAACAAATCCGCGAACACTTCAGCAAACCTGTAATCATCAACAGCGGCTACAGAACGCCAAGCTGGAATAGCACAGTAGGTGGAAGCGGAAATAGTTATCATTGCAAAGGCATGGCCGCAGATATCCGAATCAAGGGAGTCAGCACAGGCCTAATTGCAAAATACGCGGACGAACTCATGGAAAACTACGGCGGGGTTATCCGTTACAGCAATTTTGTCCACGTAGACGTCCGAGAAGTAAAGTATAGAAAGGGGGTATAAAAAATGGCGCTTATTAGCATCAAAGATGTCAAACAAGCAATTAAACTCATGATGGATATTTTAGAAAAGCTTGACGAAATCTATCACGCACTGCACGACAAGGAGTAAAACATGAACAAATTCAAAACATGGAACGTCAGAGACCAGACCGAAGAATCACTAATGGACATACTACAATGCAAATACAAAGAAATAAATGCAGATTTCAAGCTACTGCGAAAAATAAGCAACATCGATGACGCAAAAAAAATGGTCGATCAAATTTGGGCGGCAAAAAGATTTGCAAACAGTATCGAGCTTGAACTAATCCGAAGGGAGTATAAAGATGGGACGACATCGGAGTAAACCAAATCCGGCAAAAGATAAGAAAATATTCAACGCAACTGCACGCAAGACCAAAACAATCAACCTGACCCAGAAGCCTATGCGCGGTGGCATCAGACTGTAAAAGGAGGAAAAACAATGAATCATCCGTATTATGGCATCTACGACCGTCAGGCAAAGTGCTACATTCGAGTAAGCGAAGATAAAAATAACAACACGTTCCGGCGCATGATGGAAATTATGGAAAAAGACGAAAAAACCATGATTGGCCAGTGTCCGCAGGATTACACCGGCTATCACATCGCGGACTTTGATGATGAAACCGGCAAATTCACCAGCATTGAACCGGAGAAGGTATGGGAGGGCAAAGCACATGAATAAAACCTATGAGGAAGGGCGAAAGCCCTTCTTTTCTGAATCAGGCAAAACCGAACGTAAACAATACGTTTGGAGCAAAAACGAAAAAAACGAAGATTATTTACAGGAAACCACACCAATCGACATCCAAGCCGAAATTGAAAGCTATGCAGACGAATGCGACATTAAAAGCATCGTCAGAAAAGCAAGCTTTGACCCGGAATTTGCTACAGCATTAAGCGCCGGCACGCAGACGGGAGAAGAAATCGATATCACCAATTGGCCGACCAACATTCACGAATACCACAAAATGATTGCAACCGCACAGGCAAAAGCAATGGAGCTTCAAAATTTAAGCAAAATGACGAAAGAGGCCAATAAAAGAGACGCCGATCAGAGCCAAGCAAATGACAAAGTGACGAAAGAAGAGGCAAAAGAATGAATCGAAACAATGAACGACACTTCTTAAACGTACCACAGCAACACATGTCCCGTAGCACATTCAAGCGAGACCAGACCATTTTAACCACATTCGACTCCGGCGAACTGATTCCGT